CTCCCCGAGGAGCAGGCTAACGCTCCTCTCCATCTCTCATGCCAGAAAAGGAGTTCGAGATGCCCGCGTTTGTACTTAAGGACCCTTTCGGGGGCTTAAGTCCTTATGAAGTTTATAAGGCGCGAGCAATTCGAAAAGAAGCTGGTACGGAGAATCCGTATGAATGGTTTGCCTATAAAGTGTTCGGCCCTACACTAATAGCTTCCTTGGCACTTGCCTTGGATCCATTAGCTGGGTTCAAACTCTCTACTGGCAGAACATCCGCCGGGAATCGGACGCGTAGGGAATATTCGATAAAGAACCTGGCACGTTCATCGAAGAACGTGAACAGGACTTCATCGGATACCTCCATACACGATTGGACTACACTTAGTCTTTTCGACCGAGTGAACGACCATACCGATTCATCTAACACTTGGACCGAGTCGTTTCAAACACAACCCGGTTTCAAGTGTACCTCTCTAGATACGACTGTTCGTACTAGAGGTCTGGGTTCGGAGTACGGGACTTTCGACTCTTTTTGGGTCGAACTTCTCGCACCCCCTCGGTCACGTAAGTGGCAGAGCTCAAAGGTTTATTCGTATTCGACTCTTGATTGGTCGCTTACGGATGCCTTTATGGAACGCCAGATGAGCGGTTACGGTGCCTTCGTAACGACGACGAACCTCGAGAATCTACGGAGTGCAGAGTATACTTACGCGAATACCCTTATGGGTAAATACTGGAAGGAGATGCTCTTGCGAGCATATCCGACCAGGCGTAAGTTTGCACTTACGTATAATCTCGCTGAGCTGAAGGACCTCCCGATGATGATCAGGAATTCCGTTCAGCTCTATCGGAACCTTACTAAACTATCCGTAAAGGATGTTGGGAATCTTCACCTCAACATCCAGTTCGGATGGAAGCAGGTTCTGGAGGCCGTCTTCGACATGTTGCAAACGCCGACTCGCGTCGCCAAAGAGATTAACTATCTCTTGAAGCGACGAGGTCTTGCAACATCATTCCGTTCTAAGATGAAGTTCTTAGATGGAATGAGCTTCGTTCCGACTTTTGGCTACAACTTCATGGCGAACGAAACTAACCTTGTCACGTACCCCCCTTCGGGGGGGCGCGAGGCAGAGCTGCGTTGTGTTATTAACGCAGTGGTTAATTTCCCAAACCTTGACGTCCCAAGGCTCCGAGAAGAACTTTACTCGAAGTTTATGGGTGCTTCACTTAGGCCAGATGACGTGTACAATCTCGTCCCCTGGACTTGGTTAATTGATTGGTTTGCGGGCGCTGGACGCTATATCGAACTTATCGATACAGTGAACACCGATCGCTTCCTGATCAATTACGGTTTTCTGACCTACCAGAGTAGTGGGTCAGTTACCGGAAACATGAAAGTCAACGTTGTGGGTAACTACTCGTTTATAATGCCAGGTAGTAGCGTCGGCTGGTCTCAAACCGAGACCCAGTCGTATTCGCCAAAACTGGTATTTAAACACACGATCCGCAAGGATCTGAGTAGTTACTCCGGCATGAAGAATAGCACTACACTGACAGGTGTCAGTGGCAGTCAGTTAGCCATCCTGGGTGCACTTATTGCTAAGTTCACCTAGAACCCCATATAACATTTGTTATATGGAACCGACAGGAGTTGTCAGTGTTAATTGATCCCATTACCGTTGCGGCCGCTGCTCCGACTCCCGCTCTGAATTTCTACGTCGTGAAATCAGACGGGTACGGATCAGAGAGGAGACATGACGGGGTCGATAAGTACGGCCTCATCATTAACCATAGTAGGTCGAAAAACGGCGATCGTCATTATATGCAAATATCAAAGACGGTCGACGCTGTTTCGCCCTACACCGGTTTGACGTCGCAGCAAACTGCTACGGCGTCACTCTCCTTCTCTGTGCCGGCTTTCGGCTTTGACCAGACGGCTATTGTCGCCTTGGTCAAGGCCTTAACCGACACTTTGGCCGACACGGACGTGACGACTGCGAAGCTCTTAAACTTCCAGTCGTAGCCCCGAGCCAACCGAGGTACTTCAATGTTCTCAAGGAACATTGACTCTCAGCTGGCTTTTACCCTCTGGCTGATCCGCATGGGAGTGAACACTCTCATTCGGTTCTACCCAAAGGCTGGGGACACGCTGAGACAGATTCTGATCTTGCTCGATCAGTGTAGCCCGAAGTCCTGAAGTACATGGACGATCGCCTACATTGACGGCAAGTAAGCTCAGAATTTAATGATGCGAGCTGTAGTAATACGGCTCGCATCATTATTTACTGTCTCAGGGGATCGATATGACCTGACTCGGAATGTCTACCTATGAGGGAGACATGAAAAGTCCGATCATAAAGAAACTCCTCTTTAACCTTCTTGACGACGTCAAGAGGTTAGAGCCTGGCATGAAAGGAGTCGAACGTGACAAAGTCACGCTCAACGCACGACTTGAACACGAAGGCATCGGTTTCCTTTCCGTTGCCTTACCCGCCCTTTGCGACGCCGTTGATGACGGCCTTGCAAGTGGCGTGTTCACCTGCCCAACTGGATTCGCAAGAATCCGGAAGGGAGCTCTCCCGAAATTTCTTTCGGGTTTGCTGTGTGAAGTGTTCGAGCCAAAAACAGGGCAGCTTAAAGAGGCTCAAAATCCTGGAGCAACGAAGGCTCTCCGTGAGATTCTTCGACTCTTTAAGAAGATCAAACTGTCCGACTCAGGAGAAGAACTTCTCCACCGTCGAGCAATTAGATCTTTTTGGGATACAGATGCTCAATGCTCCTCAAGTTTCCCTGAAGAGCGTCGATATCTGCTCTCACGCGCTTCTCGAGTTATCCTCAACAAATTGGAGAACATCCAGTTTGATGAAATACTCGGAAAGCACGGCCCTGGTGCCGTGGCTGAGTCGGGCGGTGCTAACCAGAAGTGGATGCACCTATATCGAGCTATTCGTGAAGAATGGTTCGACATATCAGCCCATGGGCTCGATCAATTCGGGGATACACCCCGGGTTGATTCTGAATCCGACCTCGTTCCTTATCATATCTTACTTCGATATGAGAACGGAACTTGGAAGTTTTCCGAATCCATGGTCTCGTCCGGCTCGGCTGCGTCTCATGCTGACTGTGCAAGAGTAACCTCGGTTGCGAAGAACTCGCAAGCGAGGCGTACGATAACGATCGAGCCTTGCTGGAAGATGTTTATCCAACAAGGCCTGAACGGCGTCCTTAGAGATCACATCAACGAGGACCCCGTGTTATCGAACTGTCTTGCACTAACCGATCAGAGCTGGAATCAAAAACTAGCTCTAGACGGCTCTCGTACTGGCAAATGGTCTACGCTCGACCTTAGTTCTGCTTCTGACCTTCTGAGCTATGAACTAGTTCAGGAAGTCTTTGGTAGAATAAGTCCTAGATTCTTTACTAGGATGATCGAGTGTAGATCCGGTTATGCGCTGGATGGAAAAGTCCCGCGCATGATTAGAAAGTTTGCCGGTATGGGTAATGCCCTCACGTTTCCGGTTCAGTCTGTCGTCTTCGCGACGTTAGCGATGACGGCAATAGCTGAACAGCTCGGGTTCACCCCGAATCGACGGAACATGGAGGCACTCAGCATGATGGTCCGTGTGTACGGTGATGATATTATCGTACCTACGGATTATTCTGCCAGAGTCATCGACTGGATCGAATCTTTCGGTCTTAAGGTAAACCGAAAGAAAACTTTCACGACTGGCAACTTTCGTGAAAGTTGTGGCCTGGATGCTTGGAATGGTTACGATGTAACCCCCCCTTACATCCAGTACGATCCAGATATCTGCAGGACGCCAGAGGCGCTTTTGCATTTTACAGCCCTCTCAAACGAGTTTTGGATGAGAGGTCTGTACCTTGCATCGAACACTCTCAAGGACCTTGTGGAAGCTACCCTTGGGCAGCTTCCTTTGGGGTCTCTTGACAGTGGCTACCTCTGTTGGACCACGAGGCTAAATGCTGTTCAGTTCCAGCGATGGAACCCACAGTTACATCGGTACGAGGTTCGTGCCTTCTCCGCAAGGAGTCGGCAACGGCCCGATCGATTAAGCTCATGGCCCGCCCTGCTGAAGTCTCTAACTACGCCTTTGATTGGGCGTGGAAAGAGGCATCTACAGGTCGTCCCTGAGAGATTTAACATCTCTCTCAGGCGCAGATGGATGCCGGTTTACTCCGGTTACTCTTCA